AGGCAAGTAATTCAGTGCCATCACAATAAAAGATACCTCGCGCATCTGTTGCTAATACAATACCAGTAGTTGCTGCTACTTTAATGGTAAATGTGTAAGAGCCTGTCGTGCGGTTATCAATCCAATATTGCTGCACTGTAGCAGGAATGATGATATTGCGATTGCCAGTTAACGCTCCTGTAAATTTATAAGCAACACGATTTAATTCTGAGCCTGTAAGAGTGTAGTCACCAGTTCCAGGAACATCAATAACAGTATAATCAAAAGCAAAAGTAGCCGATTGCCCAAACCCAATAGTGTAAAAATTAGATCCATCACACGCTATAATGCTAGATTCTGCTGGCTGATAACTTAGTGAAGAGGCTCCATCAATTGTAATAACTCCTGGGGGAGTAGCAACAATCGCTCCTGTTCCAGAATTGCGTAAATAAATAAACCAATTATCACCTACAACAGTAGGGTCAGGAAGGGTTAAGACCCCAGCTGCGGCAGTCCAATTATACATTTTAGCTCTATCATCAGTGGCCGCCGTATAATCAGCTGAAAAACTAGTAATAGGGACAGATTGACTCAATAAGGTTCCTACTGCTACTAAACCAGTTCCCGCTAGTGCTGCGGCATTAGCAGTAGAGGTAGCAGCTCCATACTGCAGTAATTGCCATGTGCCATTGGTGGTAGAATTATCAGTTAAATAAATTTGCCACAGAGTGCCAGCTCCTAAAGTAGCTCCTACAGCTACCCCACCCGCATTAGCGACAGTAAAAGAATGGCTTCCTTTATTGTTAAATAGTATTGTATTGCCAGTACCACTTTTCTTTGCGTCTGGCAGTGTAATTGTATGACCACTTGAAGCTGGGGTTACATCAATAATACGGGTTGCTAAATTAGTATTTGTAGAAGTTTCTTCAGGCCAGCTTAAAGTTATATCTCCACTTAATGCTATTGCACTATAACTAATTTCAGAAGGGTAGATATTTGCTCCACCAAAGACATCACTATAACTCATGCTTCACTCCTTGTAGCTGAACGATCCATTATTCTCTTTAGATCTTCACCTGCTAATGCCTGTGCAGCTCTATCATATAAAGTTCTCCACATCTGTACTCGGTCATCATCTTTTAAGAAAGGAACAGCTTCCAATAGAGCTGCATATAACAGGACATCAGGAGCATATTCGGTAAGCCAATTACTTTGGAAATCCGTACCCAATAAAGCTGGCTGCTGGTAGTAAAGAACCTCTAAAGTATTAGCTGCTGATGGGGTAGGGGTAATAAGCCAATGCTGATAATCATAGTCTGCATAAAATTGAGGAACCCCTGTTTCAGATTCCGTAGGCCAATAATTACGGCAATATTCATAAGACCGAGCAAAAATACTTGATCCATTAACAGTCATTGAAACTGTATCTCGCCATCTGTCAGGTTTAAGATAAACGGCTACCCCTACAGATAAAGGAGTTTCAATAGCCCTAATAAATCCTTCTATTTTTAATTCCCGAGCTATACGGCGTTCTGCCAGTGTTACTAATCGAGGCAATTGATCATAAACAATTTGGTCTGATGCTTGTGTAAACCCACGTTCTAAGTACCGCCGTAAATCTACAAGCAAACTATCGTATGTCATTGTGTAACTCATAACTTACACATCCTTCAACTTAGGCATTTAAGGCTTCAAGCCTATTCCATACCCATTGAGCTTCCTTTGCACAATCATAATCTACAAAAGTAAAAGTCCCCTGTGTGTGATCATGAACCATCACTTGTGTATTACTTTTGATGGAATCTAAATAATTATACAAATCATTATAGCTGGTAATTTCTTCCCATTGACCTTTATTGGGGTTATCGACGGTTATGGCTAACATTATTCCATCTTGTGGAGGTGGTAACGCATCATCTTTATGATAAGCAAAACCCTGAACACTATTAGGGTTAGCATGAAGAACAAAAGAAGGTATTTTTCCTGTTTTAGTGAGTCTATACTTAACTAGCTTGTGCGCCATTTGTAGCTCCATTTTTCTTTCGTAAAGGAATGGGGTTTGCTAAAGACGTAGAATCCATAGTGCTGAATCCCCTATGTGAAGCAAAATCATGAGGGCAATCTGCCCATTTGTCAGCACAATGTTCCAGCCATTTTAGAGTCATTTCATGAGTAGGTACATTTCCTTCAGAAATAATCTTATTTTCCAGGTTTAAATAAGACAAAACCTCGGCTTGAGCATCTGCCGCATTTATCCCCAAATCAAAAATGTAGATCATGTTGCCTTCATCGATAACACCATTTCTACTTCGGGCAGCGTTTAACCCTTGTTTCATAGCTGTCATAATATGGTATCTACATTCTTCTCGTTCATAATCCTCTTCGGTTAATTCTGTCTTGCCTATCTTTTTCATTAAAAGTTCATGCTGGTTCATAAAGAAATTGAGTTTACGCAATGCCCCATTAACACTTTTTTGTATTCTTTCATTAATAGATCTTATTTCTAACATCTGTACTTCTAACAATTCTTTTTCAAAAGGATCTTTAGTCTTGGCAAGTTTTGCTTCTTTTTTGCGATATTTTATGTCTGACTTCTTTAATTTTATAAAGGCAGATTGTAAGGCTTCTTTAGTTTTGGCAACCTCTGCTAGAGTGTGTTTTATGCTCCTAATTGGAGTAAGAGGGGTTACATCAAGAGTAACATTCATAAACTGGGAATGAGACTTGTTAAAGTTAGAAATACCCTGCTCTACCGCTGGCATTTTTTTATCAATGTTTTTTAACATTGATTTATATTCCGCAGGTTGTTTTTCTAAAGAGTTCCCTAAATCACTTAGAATTAGATCCTTCATACTAAAGATTCCCTTGGGTCTTACTTGCAGCCCCTCCGTGAACACGATTCTGAGTCAGATCCCCAAAATCAGATGCGTCCGAAGTAGTTGCGAAGGCCACATATTCTATGGTAACTGTCCTAGTAGACCCACTTATTTGACCACCACCGAATAGACATCTTGTTGAATTCCCTGCTCCTGCTGACCCCCTTGAAGCAGTAGTTAAATCTCCAAAATCGCTATAATCTCCTGTAGTAGCAAATTCTACCCTTTGAATTTTATTTGTGTAATCATCAGAACTGGTTTTACCTCCCGCAAAAATAGAATATGTGGTATTTCCTGCCCCACATCCCCAGAAAGTACTCGGGCTGACTCCACCGAAATCAATAGCGTTACCCGTAGATGCTATGCTGATATAATCGACACGAGTAGTGGGTGAATTACTAGCTTCACCACCACTAAATAACCCCCGAGTAGCACTCGCGGTGCCTAGAATATAATATCGAGCTATTGTCAAATCCCCGAAGTCGGAAGCTGCGCCTGTAGTACTGATGGTCACATAGCTTATCACATCACGGGCAGCCGCCGCATCACCCGCAGCAAAAACACCTCTCGTTGAGTTAGATAAAGCTCCACAACCTACAGTATCATCTTGAACAGCAGCCCCAAAGTCACTTCCTCCTCCACCTGAAGAATAGTCAATATACTGAATCATATCAGTATCGTTGCTAATTGGTGACCAGAGCGCACGAGTAGAGTTAGAACAACCTGCGTTATTTGATGTCTCAGTGGTTAAATCAGTCCATTTTGTCGCATTACCTGTGGTAGTAGGATTTACATAATCAATTTCACCTTTACCTGTTCCATCAGAGTTACCCCCGATAAATATCACAGGGCTAAATGCGTTCCCTGCAATCGGCCATACATCTTTGGCTTTCCATTCTAGAGCTTCCTGCAATGACCACACCCCTGATGCTGCACCATCTTCAAATGGCCCGTCAGGGGTAATGGGAGCATCTGTGATTAGCCCTCCTGGTCTTTTTATAGACATTTGTTTTCCTCTGTTACATTAGGAAGAAGAGATAAGTTCATAGCTGATCGAATAGGTTATTTTAGATGCAGTGCCACTTGTAACTGCAATGCTATTGTCCTCTTCAAGATAAATAGCAGTGGTCTTATCCACCACTACTAAACTAGCATCAGCTGGAACAGAAATAGTTGAAGCGATAGGATAAGCTGTACCCCCTGAAGGAGCCGATCCTTGAGCCACCCCACCATTACTGTAAATATCTACAGAAGTATCCACAGCATTAGTGCCATCAATATC